ATAAATATACATTTACACTAGGTGCAACTCCTAGTATAACAGAAGAAAGAGGAGGACCAACTGTGTCTGCAGGACCAGTTACAATAACACCATGATTAAAAAAATAAAAAATTTTATTGCTAAATTATTTGGAATTAAACAATGTGCATGTTCTGAAAAAGATGAGCATCTTCAATTATATGAAGACATGCCAGAACCAGAAACACCAATTTATAAAGAGGACACAGAATAATGTCAGGAATAAGTGCATCAGGATTAAAAACACAAATTAGAAGTTATACTGAAACAGATTCAAATGTTTTAACAGATGCTGTTTTAGAAAATATATTATTAAATGCTCAATATAGAATTATGAGAGACGTACCTATTGATGCAGATAGAAAACAACAATCTGTAAATTTAGTTCCAGGGCAAGAAACTATTAATGCTCCTGCGGGTTGTTTATTTATAAGAGCAATTCAAGTTTATGATTCTAGTTCTGTTTTAACAGGACCAAATGTTTTTTTAGAAAAAAAAGACATGAGTTATTTACAAGAGTATCAAGATGTAACAGGAACATCAGCAGCTCAAGGAAAGCCTAAATATTATGCTATGTTTGGAGGTGCAACTGGAAACACGGATACGACATCAGGTAGAATATTTTTAGCCCCTACACCTAATACTAATTATTTAGCTAGAATACATTTTAACAAAATGGCAGGTCTTTTAGAGGGTGATAATACTAATTATCTTAGTCTTAATTTTCCAAATGGGCTATTATATTGCTGTCTATCAGAGGCATATGGGTTTTTAAAAGGTCCGATAGACATGTTGACTTTATATGAAAATAAATATAAAGAAGAAGTACAGAAGTTTGCTAACGAGCAAGTCGGTAGAAGACGAAGAGATGACTATACGGATGGCACTGTTCGAATACCGGTAAACTCAGTAAACCCGTAGGAGAAAATTATGGCAATAACATCAGCAATATGTTCAAGTTTTAAACAAGAACTTTTACAAGGTAAACACAGCTTTGAATCTTCAGGTGGACATACTTTTAAAATTGCTTTATTTACTAGTTCTGCATCTTTAGGTGCGGCTACGACTGACTATTCAACATCAAATGAAATATCAAACACATCTGGATCTGCATACTCTGCAGGTGGAGCAACTCTTACAAACTCTGGTGTATCACTATCTTCAACAACTGCATTCACAGACTTTTCAGATGTAACTTATACATCAGCTTCTTTCACTGCAAATGGTGCATTAATTTACAACACAACAACAGATGGTGGTTCAGGCACAACTGATGCTGTTTGTGTTATCGCATTTGGTGGTGACAAGACAGCGAGTAACGGAACTTTTAAAATTGAGTTTCCTACAGCAGACGCAAGTAACGCAATAATCAGATTAGCATAGGAGGCCGACCATGTCGGTATCTTCAGGATGGGGCAGGTTCACCTGGGGACAGGCTAATTGGAACGAAGCTGTAACTTTAAAAACAGGTTGGGGTGCACAGGCTTGGAATGATGGTGAATGGGGTGAATTAAAAGATGCAACAGTTTTCCCCACAGGTCTATCTATTACATCTAGTGTAGGATCGCCAACAGTTGTAGATATGACTGTTGGATTAACTGGTCAAGAAAGTACATTTTCACAAGGTGAAGCTTTTACCCCTGTTGTAATAGACACTACTTTATCAGCTTCTTTTTCTGTTGGATCTATTTCACCTATAGAAATGACAGTAGGACTTACAAGTCAGTCTATGACTTCATCTTTAGGGGCACCTGCTGTTGCTGATGTTGTTGGTTTAACAGGTTTAGATATGACTTTGTCACAAGGTAGTGTGACAATACCAAATGATACGGTTCAGCCTTCTGGTCAATCAATGACACTGTCACAAGGCACTGCAACTGGATCATCCTCACTTGAATTATCTTTAACAGGTCAAGAAATAACATCTAGTTTAGGCACTGTTACCATACCAAATGATACAGTATTAGTATCAGGTTTATCAGCATCATTTAATTTAGGATCTATAGTTGGACTAGGTGGAGCTGTTGCTCAACCAACTGGTCAATCAGCTACAGCTTCTGTGGGATCTTTAACTATAGAAGAGGGGTTAGGACTAACGGGTCAATCATTTAGTGCTAGTATTGGCTCTGTTTCTGTAGTTGATGTGCAGGTTGGATTAACAGGGCAATCTATAACTTCTAGCATCGGAACACCAATTATTTTTGCATATGGAGATATTGACACTGGCCAAAATAACAGTTATTCTGATGTACCAACAGGTTCTAATGGAACTTATTCAAATGTTGCAACAGGAACAAATAACAGCTATAATGATGTAGCAGCATAGGAGAAATTTATGGCATCAACATTTACACCTTTAGGTGTTGAACTTCAAGCAACTGGTGAAAACGCCGGTACATGGGGAACAAAGACTAATACAAATTTACAAATTATAGAACAAATATCTGGTGGGTATATTGCTAAATCAATAGCAGGTGGAGCTCAAACAACTGCATTGTCAGTTTCTGATGGATCAACTGGTGCAGAACTTTCTCACAGAATGATTGAGTTTACAGGAACTATTACAGGTAATCAGATTGTAACTATTCCAATTGATGTTCAAACTTTTTATTTTTTAAGAAACTCAACATCAGGTGCTTACACAGTTCAATTTAAATATGCATCTGGTTCAGGAGACTCTTTTACTTTTTCAGCAACAGACAAAGGTGATGCTATTGTATTTGCAACTGCAAATGATGGCACTAATCCTGATATTGATACAATAGCTTTAGGTATTTCAAATATAGTTGAAGATACAACACCACAACTTGGTGGTAATTTAGACACTAATTCTTTCATGATTGATTTTGATGATGACCATGGAATTAGAGATGAAAATGGTAATGAGCAATTACAGTTTCAAACAACAGCTTCGGCAGTTAACCACTTTGACATAACAAACGCTGCAACTGGCAATAATCCTAGTATTACCGCCGTTGGAGATGATTCAAATATAAGTATAAATTTAATACCAAAAGGGACTGGCGAGGTACAGGCCAACGGTGTCGGTCTTGCAACAACAGGAAAAGCTATTGCAATGGCGATCGTTTTCGGATAAAAGGAGTAAATTATGGCAGCACCAAATATAGTATCAGTATCATCCATTATAGGAGAATCTCAAGGTTTTGAATTGGGTACAACTCTCACTACAGAATTGCTAACTGTAGCTTCTAATAAATTAGTAAAAATTAATAGAATTTCAGTTGCAAACATTGATGGAACAAACGCGGCTGATGTAACTGTAGCAGTTGATAAGGCAACAAGAACTTCAGCAGCAACAGGATCATCTGTTTCTGGAGCAACTTTTAAAATAGCTAGCACTGTTTCAGTTCCAGCTGATGCGGTTTTAGTTTTATTAGACACACCTATCTATTTAGAAGAAGGTGACGTATTAGAAGGCGGAGCAAGTGCTGCTTCTGACTTAACATTATTCGTATCATATGAAGTGATAGACGACGCGTAGGAGGTTTAAATTATGGCTGGAAATGGCGGAATAATTGGACCACCTAATACTGTACAAGCAGCAATTAGTCAAAACGAAGTTATTACAACAAAAACTTCTTCTGGATGTTTAACATTACAACCAAACACAACTGAAATTACAGCAGTAATAGTTGCAGGTGGTGGCGGTGGTGGTAACAAATCATCGGGTGGTGGTGGCGGTGGTGGTTTAAGAAATATTCCAATAGCAACAACAGGTGGTTCTACAATACCAATAACAGTTGGCGGAGGAGGTGCAGGTGCACCTGGTCTTCCAGCAAAAGGAACTTCAGGTGCTGTTAGTTCAATCGTAGCAAAATGTGTAACTTATACTTCTGCAGGTGGTGGTGGAGGTGGTAGTGATGGTGACACTCAAGGAGCAGATGGTGGATCTGGAGGTGGTTCTTCTAATAATAATGCAACTGGTGGATCAGGTAATACACCTCCTGTTTCTCCTCCTCAAGGAAACCCAGGTGGTGGTTCTTACTCACCAGGACCAGGTGGAAATACTGGTGGTGGTGGAGGTGGAGCAGGTGGAGCAGGATCTCCAGCTCCAGGGACACACGTTTCAGGAGCAGGTGGATCAGGAGCAGATGTAAGTTCGACTTTTCCAAGTGCACCTAATTCAGGAGTTTACGCTGGTGGTGGCGGTGGTGGATCAAACGGAGGTCCTACTACTGCAGGAGCTGGTGGATCAGGTGGTGGAGGCGCTGGAAATTGTAATGGAAGCGGTTCGTCAGGAACAACAAACACTGGTGGTGGTGGAGGAGGAGCTGGAGCTGGATCTGGAACTGGTGGTGCAGGTGGATCAGGGATAGTTTTAATTAAAGAGCCAGCAATTTGTAGACCTAAAAGTGCTTCAGGTGTTTGGGATATGAATACAGTTTATGAGCAAGTAAAAGCAGACGATTGGGTTTTTGCAACAGTTGCAATAGATTATTTAGTGGTAGCTGGAGGCGGTGGTTCTTGTAGACATAGAACAGGAGGAGCTGGCGCTGGAGGTTATCGTGCATCAGGATATGGACCTAGTCCACTTAGAGGAAATGCGTTAGGTCTTAGAACAGGAGTTCATACAATAACAGTTGGAGGTGGTGGAGCTGGTAACGTTGGCCCACCTTATGGACCAAATTGTACAGCACAATCTGGTAGTGCCTCTTCAATTGTTGGAGCAGGAACATGTTTTCAAGCATCAGGTGGTGCTAGAGGAAAAGGCGCAGTTCAACCGGGAGTAGATGGTGGATCAGGTTCTGGATCAAGTAAAAATTCACTTTCAGCTGGTGCTGGTAATATAGGAAGTTTTGACCCACCAGAAGGAAATCCAGGTGGAATAGGTTCTCCTGCTGATGCTGGCACGTCATATTCAGGTGGTGGTGGCGGTGGAGCCACAGCTGCAGGAAGTGCTGGTGGCACTGGACCTGGATGTAGAAGAGATGGTGGAGCTGGTGGAGCTGGAGCTCCTAATAATATTAATGGATCATGCGTAGTGTACGCTGGCGGTGGTGGTGGAGGTGCAAACTGTTTAAGTCATAAAGGTTCACAACCTGGCGCTGGAGGCGCTGGTGGTGGTGGAGCTGGTGGAGCTGGTTCTGGTGGTAATGGAACTGCAGGATCTGCAAATACAGGTGGTGGAGCAGGTGGAGCTGGAGGTTTATGTGGAGCACCTTCTCCTAATAATTCTTCGGGAGCTAATGGAGGTTCAGGTATTGTAATCGTAAGAGGACCAAGTGCTAGAACTTTTGCAGTAACTCCTTGTACAAACGCAACATCTACGCATCCTGGAGGTGATAAAATAGCTACATTTACAGTATCAGGGACATTGACTGTAAGTTAAAAATAAATTATAAATTAGGAGGATAAAAATATGGCACACTTTGCAGAATTAAAACAAGAAACAGATAAATTTGATAGCTCAAAACAAAATTGGGTTGTTCAAAGAGTTGTAGTTGTAGGTAATGATGTATCTACAGCAGCGGGACCTCTAGGAGAAAATGATATGCACGTTGATGGTGAAACATGGTGTGTTAATTTTTTTAAAGGTGGAACTTGGAAACAAACTTCTTACAATAATAATTTTAGAAAATTATACGCAGGAATTGGAACTATTTATGATTTTTCAAAAGATAAATTTATAGTGCCACAACCTCATGCATCATGGTCACTAGATGATAATGATGATTGGCAACCACCAGTTACATATCCTTCAATCACAGAAGAAGGTGATGTAAGATATTTTACAAGATGGAACGAATCAAAATATAACGCTGACAACACTAAAGGTTGGGAAGCGACTAAATCAGACGACACAGCGGAAACACCAACAGTTTACGATTGGAACGGCACAGCTTGGGTGTCCGCATAGGAGGACACAATGCCAAGAAGTAAATCTGGCTCAGCAAATGGTGGTGTAATAGGGGTTTCTAACAAAACTTCTTTTGGAAAAAATACTATTACATCTAAAACATCTTCAGGAGATATAACACTTCAAACAGGAACTCGTGTTGTTAATGCTTTAATAGTAGCAGGTGGTGGTGCTGGAGGTAATTCA